CATAACCTCCAAAACCTTGTAATCCACCAACGCCTGCCATTGCTCCAGCTTGTCCTAAGCTTCCTGCAATTAAAGCATCTCTCAAGGCTCTATTTGTAGATTTACCTCTTAATTTCTGAATACCGAATGCGGCTATCGCTATAGTAAATGGATCCAATTTTGTAGCTCCTGTAATTGTTATATAACTTTAAAATATTACCATTTTAGTCGGTCTTTATCAACTCATCCGCAAAACGACCTGTATACTGATGTTCCCCAACATGAGTAATATAATCCATAATCCAAGCATGGCATTTGCCACCTATATCTTTCCATCTCTTACAAAAAGCAAAATCTTCACCTAGGTAAGTATGTTTTTCAGGGTCAAATTGAGTATCAAAAAAGTTCCACATATGAGGTAATCTTTCGTTTTTACCATTAACAACTTGATCTTGATCTATTCTTAAATTAGGATAAGCTTCAATCATTTTAAGAATAACTTCTCTTTTAATTAACATAAAACCTGTAGGAGAATGAGTTACCTCTATAACTCCATCTTTAATTTTAATTTCATTATTGTTATCTACTTTCATAGGATATCTATAAAAAGCTTTATTACGCAAATCTTTTGCTTCTTTTATTTTTCCTTCTTTAAACATATGTATTCCTTTATCCCAATTTATATCTTTTAAAGGATAAGGAATAGATATTACATCTTTATCACAAGCTACTAATCTTTCTGCTGCACCAGAATTAAATGCAATGTCTGAATCAATAAATAATAAATGAGTTGCGTTTGATTGTAAAAAACCAGATACACACATATTTCTTCCTTGAGTCACTAAAGAAGACTTCATAATTTGAAACCGTATTTTTACATTTTTTTTAAAACAATGTTTTTGTAATTCTAATAAAGATTGTGTGTAATGAATAGAACATTGATCGTGCACAGGAGTTGCTACAAACAAACTGTATCCAGCTTCCTTAGTGTCCTGTGGCCGTTGTTCTTGATTAAACCATATAGGTTCATGATTTTGCATTTAAGACTCCTTGTAAAAAGTTAGTCCATTCATGCTTCCTATTTTCCCAATTATAAAATTTTTTATAAAACATTTGTTGTGAGGTTAATAATTCTTGCATACCTGGTTGATGTAATTGATCTACAATACCTTCTATTGCATAGGCAAAATGTTGTGCTAACATTTTGTAATCACTTTGATATTGAACATAAAGAGGCCATTCTGAACAAGTTTCATATAACGCTCCGTAGTTAGTGACTATTCCATATAGTCCATGAGCTAATGCTTCTATAGCAGATATACATGAAGTTTCTTCCCAAATATTAGGATAAACATAAAGATGGTAATTAGTAATACTTTTTAAAATTGTTTCATTACTAGCAAATCCAAGATAATTAACATTTTTAATTTGTCTTGCTTGTTCAAATAATGGTTCATACAAATTTTTATTTGCCTCATCAAAAGATGATCCATAAATTTTAGTTGAAGAGTAAACATCACAACTAATTAAAGGGTTTTTAATTAATTGCATTGCTCCTAGTAAAACATTTAATCCTCTCCAAGGAGTTGATGTAAATAATATTTTTACGGGTTGTCCTTTTTGATAAACCGCTCTACCATAAAATTGATCAATTGCATTTTTAATTACAGTGCATTTTTGTGCTGGTAGTTCAAACATCATTCTATATTTTTCACAACACCAATGACTATTAAACACGTACCAATCATACTTATCATGATTAGATTTATCTTTCATCCATGGAGCCACATTAGGTTGGTCGTATGAATTTTGTACCCAAAGAATATTTATTTTATCTTTAGATAAAGGTTCTTTTTCTGGAACAGAAGTTGTAATTTGAAAATGATTTAATAAATTATTATCTACGTATTTATACAGTTGGTTGAACTGTAGCTCCGTACCACCGATAGGTTTCATAAATTATTTTTTTATCGTATCACCTTTAGTGTGTAAAGAAGCAACTGTAATCTCTAAGTCTTGTCTAAAATCATCTGCTGTTGTATCTGTGGCTGGATTTGCTACATCTGCATCAAATGCAGCCTTATCCGCATACACTTCTCCCGTTCTTTTATTTTTAACAATTTCTACAGCTTTCGCTGGTATTTTAATTACATTCATTATTAGTTCTCCTGATCAAAACCAAAGGGACACTTGCCTTTAGGTTCTTCTGTTTTTGGTTTTTTATTACCTAGTTTATACCCTAATAGAAATCCAATAGATATAAATAAAGCTATTAGTAATGTATGCCAAATATAAAACATACTTCTTTATATCGGAAACCCCTGTCCTCGTCCACCTTTTTTTCTTCCTTTATGTTTCTTCGAATGTCTACCAGGTCTTTTCTTTCTTTTACTTTTAACAAAATTATTAACTCCAAAACCTTTTGCTTTTTTAGCCATTTTGATCCGATCTATTTATTTCTAATATAGATACCATCCCTGATACTACGTTTGCAGCGTTAGCTTCAATTCTTAAAACATCATTTTCTTCTAATATTACAGGGCCTTTAGCCATATTTAAAGTTTCATTTGCACTAACACTATCATGAGCTATTTCATATTCCGTTGTTGCAGAATTATCATAAATATAAATTTGGACTTGAGTTGTTCCTGATTCATTTGTTAATTGAATGTTTTGAATAATTGCTCTTGAACCAGCAGGACAGGTAAAAACATCTGTCTTATCCGTTGTAGTTAAATTATAAAATGCGTTTCTATATATATTTGCCATATTAATTATTCGTCATTACAAACCAAGTTACTCTTTCTACTTCCTGTTTAAGTTCTTCTTGAAACGTATAGTTAAGTTGATTTTTTAATTGATCCAATGCCTGCAATTGCTGTTGTTGATTTGTAGAATCGTAAACAGGTGTAGGATCAGGTATTGTTACAGTTATTTTTGCCATTATCGTCTACCGTCTGGTTGTACATCTGCTCTAAAAGTTCCATATCTCCAAGTTTCTCCCGAAGATGTATTTGCGATTTTTAAACTTGCAGCTCTTCCTCTAGCTCTGGTATCTACTTTTTGTGTAGAACTATTAATGGAAAAAGGTCCTAAAGAGGATGAAGTAGCTGTATCAGAAGGATAATCTTTTAAATTAATAGTAATTTGTGCATTACCAGTAAGTCTTTTAAAATCAGGTATGAATCTTCTAACTTTAGTAAAAACTTCTCCGTCTCCACCTTGATGCAACATAAAATCTCCTGATTCTACATAAGCTAACACAGGAGTAATAGTTCCATTTTCATTTTGATCAGTTCCTGTTTCGTGTTCCCAAAAAGTGCTAGATCCATTTATATTAGATGCTCCTTGCGCAATAGGAAACGTATAAGTTCCTGTTGGATTGTAAGATGTCTTATAAGGTAAATCAAATAAATGAGCATCTTGTGCAGTTGTTCTAGCAACAGAACTTGTAAACCAACAATTTTCTTGTCTGTTAAATATGACTGATCTATTCACTACCGAAGAAGTTGCGGAAGGATAAAACCATGTTACTTCTCCATATAAACAATCCCCAGACGCATATACAAGTTTACCTGCATTATAGTTTAATCCAAGATCTCCTGGATTGTTTTGAGTAAATACAAAGTCCTCTACAGAACAATCTAAAGTTTTAACTGTGCCATCAAAATAATTAAAACCACCAGAATCGTCCATCCAATAAACAAGACCATCTTTGAACACAGCTGCGTTCGGACCAATACACCCACAGTTAGATCCTACTTTTCTAATACTAAATGTAAACGGAGCTCCTACGAACTGCATCGTATATGCTGCAGTATCTGTAATTACTAAAATATAATCTTTTGCTTGTACAGCAGCTCTAATTTCTGTTCCATCATCTAATCTAAATGTTCCAGCAGTGTTCACTGACGTAGGTGCATAAATTGAATAATCTTCTTGATCAGAAAATCTAATAAACATTTTATCTTGAGTGGTTGTAGATCCAATTGTAGTTTCAGTGCCTAAATGAAATAAATGTCGATCTTGGTCAGAAGTAATCGTAATCATTGTTTTTGTTGGTGCTCCTGACATAATAGTAGCTCTCGTAGTTAACGCTGCAGGAGTATTGTTTATAGGCTGCCAAATAAAAGTTCTGCCGTTGTAAATAGTTGCAATTAATATTTGACCAAAATTATCTAAAGACCAGTTTGCAGGATCTAATGCCACTGAAGAAGATAAAGAAGCTTCTCCCCATCCTGTAAATACTTCGATAGAAGTATTGTCTGAATGAGCAGCAGTAGAAGTTCCATTTACTCCTCTTGTAATACCAGTAAGCGTTGTTGAAGTAATACCTGTATAAGAAATAAGTTCATTATCTACTTTAATAACTCCCGCTGAAGGAAAACCTGTTGTATCATCAACATCGATAGTTGTACCAACTCCTCCTGTACCATTTGTATCGTTTAACAAAGCGCCATTCAGTAAAGTTGTAACTCCTGTAGATCCGCCATATCCTCCAGTTCCAAAACCATAACCATACGTTTGACCAATTTCTCCAGCTTTAATATATCTATTAATTGTACAAGATCCACTGGTACCGCTGTTAGATGCAGCACTTGCCATAGTGACTGTAAATTGATTACCACTTAATCTGTTAGTGACTTCATAAGTAACATCTTCAAAATCTCCAGCGGAGTACCCTGCTCCTGTTGGAGGAGTTACAGAAGTAAATGTAAATAAATCCCCTGCACTCATACTGTGTCCAGGTAAAGTTACGGTGACCGTTGTTGTTCCATTAGTAGTAAACGTCCCTCCAGATTGAGCTGCTTCTAATGGGGTAATATCATAAAAAGCTCCCTCATAATAAATGAATAATCCTCTATGAGTAGCTAAAGCAGCATAAATACGACCATCTAAATCTACCCAATGAAATTGTTGTCTAGTAACTCCTACTAAGGTATCTGTGGTAATCTTAGACCAACCTCCTACTTTTTCAGGTAATCCCGAACGAAACCTAACAAAGTCGCCGTCTACATATTGCCCCTCAGCTGCTGTATCGGTTATTTGTTTATTAAATCCTGGCCGTATATTAATTAAATTTAATGGCATAAAGTCATTATACTAGATAAAATTAACGACTAATAGTCTTCACCTTTTCTTAATTTTCTTATATTAAAGGCAATAATATATCTATCGTCTTGGAATATATGTTTTTTAACTTCATGGTCTAAAATAGGGTGAAACAGTACAAACTTACCTACTTTTTCTTGAACTGTTTTATTTATTTCTGGAAAGTGTGTTCCTGGTCCGTAGTCAGATAGATACAAAACTCCGCAGCATAGATTTGCTCCAAGATGGTCATGTTTTTCACAATAAGCTTCAGATCCTTTTCTGTACCAACCACCCCAAGCATCAAATACATTAAATTTTTTTATATTTAATTGTAAAAAAGATTCTTTAATTTCTTTTATAAAAGTATGAAAATCTTCATCACAAACAAAAGCATCCCAATGAGTCATCACTGCGTTTTTTAAAGAGTGATCAATATTTAAAGGATTTGTCTCAGTATAATGTTTTGTTTTTTTAATTAAATTATTAATAATTTCTTGATTAGAATATTGTCCTTCTAATAGAAAAACATCTTTAGTTATTTTAAAATTATGCATTTACTTTTCCATTAAAAGAATACGAAGCTATAATTCTAGGACTAAGTGCAATAGCTCTGTGATATACCCCTTCTTCAATATGTAAAAGATCTCCAGGACCAACTATTAATTTTTCATTTTCATTTAGAATGTACATGGTCTCACCATACAAACCTAATATTATAACATCATGGGGATCTACATGTTTTGCAGCTTTACCTGCTGTAACAAAATTTATATATAAATGAGTATCGGAATAAATTTTATTCTTATTAAATTCTTTATCTAACATTGTATTTAAATCTTTAAAAAATGTACTAGTATTACTTATACCCCTCATTACAAAAGTAGAGTCAAATATATAATTTGAATTTACTTTTCTAGCCATACTAAATTCGCTACTTTGTTCAACCAAATCTATAACTTTAACAAGTTCATTAAAATCAAACAATTTTTCAAATTTAAATTTATCCTTATAAAAATAATATTTCGGTGTTTTATCCATATATATAATTAAAATTAATAACTATTCTTCTTTCCGTATCTAACTGACTTACTGCTTTATGTTTAAGATTAGTATCAAATATAACAATTCTATTTGCAATACATTTTACCTGTTCTTCATTCTTTTCAAAAAGAGTATATCCATCACAAGTATTTAAATAAAAAATAGCTGTTTTGTATGTTTTGTTTGTTATCATTTCTTTATCTAAATCAGTATGAAATTCAGATTCATATCTATAATTCTTTTTTAACATTAGATTAGCTCTTGCTTTTATTAATAACTCCATATTTAATT